TTATGTTTACTAAATGACGATCAAACTCAATTTGACTATCACTTACATCATATTGATGTATAATAGAGTTGTCAGAAGAGCGTCTTACTTCGATATTACCAGTACCAGCTTTAACTGTTTTATTAAAATTCAGAACAAGTTGACCAGTAACTAGTGAATAATTTATAGTTGTGTTATATTCTGGTGTTACCGAATCTGTTATAGCTGGTGCCTGAAAATCGTTGTTGTCTAAGACAATTCCGGCATCAGTTAACACATAATGTTCAACTTCGTCATCTACTAATATTACATTTAATGGAACCTCTAATATATTTCCATTAACAGTGGCGTTAGAAATCGCTATTGTGTCAATTAATACATCACCAATAGTTTCATAAACTCGTATATCGCCGGTATTCTTAGAAATAGATTGTGTATAATCAATAAACACAGTTGATGTATAAGCAAGACTGCCTGAATCGTTATTAGAAATAGTTGCGTCTGTTAATTCAGACTCAAACCCATAACTGTCTATTGCAGCTCCTTGTTCAGCTGTAGCTACTGCTGGTTCACTTCCTAGCATTAAATTAGATTGTAATGTAAAGGTAAATGTATCAGCATCATAATCAAAACTACTTAATAAGTAATCTGTTGGTCCGCCGTCATGAATTACAGTAACATTCTTTCCAGCAACTGCGGTAACCGATTGTGGATACACTACTGTAATTTCAGCAGGCGTATCAAACCTAAACGGTATTGGTCCGTCGTTAATGTTTGAAAAATCTACTGTTGGTGCTGGACCAGTTGTAAATGCTATATCAGTTGTGTTGGTCACAGCCGCACTAGGATTACTAGTGGCTATGTCTACCACAAAACCTTCCTCGGTTTGTATGTAGTATGACTCACTACCAGACACTATTCCTGTTAAATCTATTCTTACCTTTCCCATAATTTTTGTCCTTTAACTATTAATTATTGTAACTCTACTGTCTGATGATTCAATAGTAGCTAACAAATTGTTTCCTGGAGAATCATACACAGCTAAGTCTCCGTACCCAGGTTCAATGTCACCTAAATATTCTAATTCAACAACACCGTCGTCACTTATTGGTGTATTCCCAATGTTTTGTATTAATTCACCTGGCGTAGTAGTAAAGTTTAGTTCAGTACTAGAACTAATACCAACCCAACTTTCTCCACAGCCACCTAATATAACTCCTGCTTCCGCCTCTATATGATAGACAGTATTAGTTTCAAATTTACTAGTGGGATTAAGTACGACTGTGTCACCACCAACAGTTATTAAAGCATAAGTAAATTCCGGATCAAACGCTGTAGTAACATCAAATGTCTGAACTAAAGTTGCGCCATCTTTAAACAAAAAGAAATTACCTACTCCTTTAATTATGCTCTGATTAAATGTCATCTCAATACTTTGTAACAACGCAACATCAACTTCGTTGTCCATTGGGTTACTCAGCGTTATAGCTAACGGATCGCTCGACTCAATTGTAACTCGAGCGTCATTAGCTGGTATAGTAGCTAAAAGCGTATCGCTATCGTCATATATTAACGCGTCTCCGGTACTGCCTACTTCGGTTACGGGGCGATTATAATCAATAACTGCTTCTAAATTTGTCATTTCAGTAGTAGAATCAACATACACTTCGTCAACTGGTGGAGTGTCAAATGTTAATTCAGAAGTTAACGACACTTGGTCAGATAGATAAACAGGATCATACTGCTGATTAATTATCTGAATAACTCCACAATCGTCGGCATATTCACCGGCTATACCATTAACTGATTCAGGCGGATTTATTGTTTGCACTACTCCAGGATCCATTAATATATAATAGCTCTCGTTGTGTATTAGATCTAATACTGGTAATGTAACAACATTTCCTGTTAAATTTGCCCCACATATATTCACAGACTGTAATAGAGAATCTCCACTGTTGTACACTCGTATAGTTCCGCTTCCTGGTTTGATAGTTTGATTAAAGTATAATTGTACATTGGTTTTTCCGTTAAATTCTGAACACTTATCATATTGCCCATCAATAGGAGAATGACCTAGTAATGATAAATCATTAAATGCTGGTATAGTGATCTCTGGAGGAAAAGGTAATGATGTACTCTCTAATAAACAATCATCTTCAATTGTAAGTGAAGTTGTAAAGTTCCAAACAGAAGGCTGAGTAATACACGGAGTTAGACAGCCATCACAATATTCACCAATACCTTCATCCATTAATATATAGTAGTCGGTTCCAAATTGCCGATCAGCAAATGGAATTTCAATTACATTACCATCAAAGATACATTGAGATGCTAAAAGATTTTCAATTAACAGTCCATCAGAATTATATAACGACACAGTTCCAGACCCTGAAGTTAGATCACCATAAAAATTACTCTTTTGATAGCGTATAAAGCATGAGCCCGAACTCGGGACAGGCTGAGGGAAATTGCTCAATGGACATAACGCATTAATCTTAAAACAATCAAGTAGCGTGGCATCAACATCACATGTTCCACAGGAACGCGCAATCCACTTAAAGCCGTCCCAATAAATTTGATCATTAATCTCTGGTGCAGGCGCATGTACATCTAACAGTTCATCTAAGTAAGAAGCACCGCCGCCTGGTAACACCGCCTGATTAACCCAATCACTTCCGTTAAAAGTTAAATAATCATTATTAGCTGGTGTTGGAACAGTTACATCAGTTAAGTCGTCTAGCGCGCCTGGGGTGCCAACACCCGCACTATTAAGTCCATTAATAAAGTCAGGGTCATCAAGTAATAAGTCCGCTGCGGTGTCTGGATCAAGTTCAGTTCCAGGATAAAAGATCTCTTTAATTGTATCAAATATACCTTTCTCACCATTAAACACAGCCAGTAGTTCATCTATATTATTAAGTAATGTTAATAATCCAATACCCATTAAACTTCCACCAAGTGGGTACTCAGCTAGTTCGTCACTAACTGTGTCTGCAATTTGTAATGGCACATACTGTATTAATCCACTTGGATCACTAAACGGTCCTGTGGTAATATTATTCGTGCCACGCACCTTAGCGAAGAAGTCAGTTTCAGTTAATTGATTGTAAGTAAAAGGAACAGTTTGGTTTTCAGTAAACGGAGCGCCATTAGTATTACTCTGTGCTCCTATTTGTATATAAGTTCTATCATTATCAACTGGAACGGTTGTGTCAAAGGTTACCCAGTACTCCATCCGATCAACTACACCACTAGGTATTTTACCGTTTATAATAACATTCGGGTTAGGTCCTTGTTGGTTATTATCAATAATTGGTGAGTCTGGTTTACCGATACTACCTATGCTTAATAGTCCGTCATCAGTTTCGATGTTAAATTCGCTAATGTTGTAGTCATAAACATCTGCATCGTATTCAATACATCTAAACTTCAGCTCTATACCGTTAATAGTGTCTATTTCATCAATAGATGATATTCTGAATATTTTATTCACATAATTAAAGACAGGAGAAGAGACTGTAATTAGCTCGCCCGCATGTAAGTCTACATAACTATAATCTGTTGTAAATGTTATTAACTTATCAACACGCGATTGTTTTAATGCTAGTATACCAACCTTTAACGCTACTGATTGTTTATTAGTATATGGTAGGTTAATCTGTAGAGTTGTAATTGGTTCGTTCTGTAACAGATCACCTGGTGGCATGTTAATCTTAACAAAGTCTGTTCTGTCAAGAATATCTGTATTTTGATATTTTACATCAGTAGCATTATACAGGTGCGACAGTGCTGTACCTGTAACATTAATGTTACCTACTATATTACTTTCATCTATGTCGGCTACTGCGGTACCAGGTTGATTAATAGTTACGGCCCATAAACCTGTATGCACATCATAAGACATCCAGCTGCTTACCGAACGAGTTATAGCCTCCATGTTAGATAAAACTTTAGTCTTAGTAGAGATAAGACCGTTTATGTCAATAGCTCCTGTCTGTGCCTGACTGTTGGCATCGGTATAACTAAATCCAGTTGACCCGTAAACATTAAGAGCAATTAAAGATGCGTCATCAATAGCTGATGCGTCAATGCCAGCACCGTATACAGTATTCGTCATGTAATCGTTTAATACATCACCTGGCAAAGTTAAGTCTGTGTCTAAGTGAAATTCAGCTGTTGGTAACCCAGTTACATTCTTTGCTCTGTCGTATGTTACTTCAATTATAGCGTACATCAATCCAGTCATTGGATGAGTACCAGGCGTCCAGTTAGACATTATAGTATCACTAGCTGGAGTGGTACCTACATGACCCTCAGGTTGTGTTGGGTTAGTAGCATAAAAATAAACCTTAACAAGTCCATTCATAGAAGGATCAATGTTACCATTGTTGTCTATAGTGTGATCAACTGTTATGCCGTCTGCTTTAAATTCAACTTTATTTCTGTCTAAGTAGATGTCTTTAAATGTGTACGAGGTAGGCGTAACGCCGTCAATGTGATTACCAGTTAGTTCTGCTAAGGTTAACACATAACGCATCGTCTTATAGTCAGTGGTAACTTCCACATCACTTATGAAGCCACCAAAATAAGCCTGTCCATATAGGATCGGTATACTGTTGTCTGTGTCTGGGTCTAATTGTATGCGACTACCTGGGTCAACTACATTAGCGTTTATCTCTTCGTCGTCTGATATACTGGCAGTGAGTAAGCGTGAAGTGTATCCCAGTATCGCAGTCTTAGCTAGGTTCGCACCTAAGCTATCTCCACTAAACCAATCTATTACATCTCCGAAAAATGACATAGTTAAACCCTTATTGTTCCAGTTGGCGCGCCAAACTGTATATTACTATTCGTTAAAGCATGAACTCGGTTCATACTATCTTCTCCTGGAAAGTCTTCTGGATTAGTTCGTCTTCCATTAACCTTTTTACTTAATATTTCAACTGCACTATTACATGCTAAGGTAATAGTTGTAACAGCCACTTGTTGTGACATGTCGATAGCGTCTTCAACACTGTAATTCGTAACTATTCCCTGGAATACAGTCAATGGTGGTACACCACCTAGTTGTAACTTAGTAGTTGGATCAAAATATGCTCGTGTAATGAGAATAGAACTACCTTTTACTTCTTCATTAAGTACTTCTGTAACTGATCCTGTTGGTAAACCACTTAGTACCACACTTATCTGTGAAGGGCTAGCTTTAATTTCAGACTTAGTATTTGATATACTCATTAAATTACCAATATTCTGATATGTATCCCCGTCAAAGACTATGTCAGTGTTATAATCACTTACAGTAGTGGCTGGTAGATTTGGTATTACCCATTTAAGAAGCGTTGCCGTCTCAATAGCTGGGTAAGCTGATAAATCTATCATACAATGCTCTCGTAAAAGATAAACTCGCCGGACCAGGCAACTTGATTACGACTAAAAATATTCCAAGTAGGTAGCTGTACCGCTATAACATTATAACTGGTACCATCAATGTCACCATTGTACATCCAATCATTATAACCTGGGTTATTAATAGCTATAGATTCAACAGTAAACTTATCTGCAGCGTCTAGTGCCTGTATGTCATCAGCGTAGTCGTCCCAGGGTAAACCGTCTGGTAACTTAACTGTAAAAATGCGTACTGAATTACCGCGTGATACTGCTCGCACAGTTTGATTGCGAGTAATAGTTTGTCCTACTACTTCTCGTGTGTTTACCGCAATTGATTCTGCGGTGTCAAATATCCACTGGAATGCCATTTCTTTTACCTCAGTCCTGGTAGGTTTCGTCTACCTTGTTCAGTTACAGCATAGAGAAATTCAGGATCTCTAGCTATCATCTGTTGGAAGCTCGACGCATCAACAGCATTAATATTATAAGTTACATTACCAGCACCTGCTGGAGTA